CTTCTTTTTTAGTCCGAAGAACTTCCTTCTGGGTCGCATTGCTTTCAGTTTCAAAGTTCAAAGAGGCTTTATCAAAAGCAATTTGTGCTTTATCAATATCTACTATTGCTTTAGCTTCAGCCAAACGTCCTCTTATTAACTTTAAAGATTCTTGCTCGATCAATGCTGCGTCTTTTGCAAGTTTTACTTCTCTTTCTCTAAAATTTGCGATAAGGGCAGCAGCTCTTATCTCTTGAGCTGTCTTTAAAGGTTTTTGTTCATTACTTCTCCTAGCTAAAGGCCCAGCACTTACTGTCGGTTTAGTTTGATTTTTCGAAAACTCTTCAGTACCGTCAGACCTGAAAACAACTCCTCCAATAGCTTTTAGTGCTTTAATAATTGGTCCTCTTTCTTCTTTAAAAGCGACTATTAATTTTGTCAAAAGTGTCATAAAGTTAATAAGCCCTCCAGAAGCCATCACCGCGCCAGCAAGTTTTAACTTCTTAAACGCATTGTCAAATGCTTCAGTTTGTTTCTTAAACTCCTGAAGCTCTCCCTTGTTTAATCCAAGAGATGACAACTCCTCGTCTAATGTCTCAAGGGCGAGAGATGAAGCAACCGATGAAAGACCTATTGCTTCCAGCTCTTTTATAAGACCTTTAGTCGCCGTCCCTGAGACAGGCAGCGCATCAGTAAGTGCTTGAAGGTTTTTTGTTGGGTCTTCTAAAGCTTTCCCAAGCTCTAACGCGGCTTTAATCATCGCGTCGAATATTCCGCCGACCACTGAACCCGCAATTCCTCCGGCGAATGATGCGCCTTTACCTATAGACCCTCCAATTCCCCCGCCTATACCACCGCCAAGCGCGGAAAAGCTCGGGCCTCCAAATAGCAGAGGAAAACCACCACCCAATAAAGCGCCTTGAAGAATACTCCCAGATCTTGTGCCTCTAGCACCTGCAGAACTTGTTCCTCCTTTCTTTCGCTGCTTTTCCTGTTCTGCAAGAAAAGCAGGGCTACCTGGCATTGTTTTGGTTCCACCGATTGGAGAGCTTAGCTGTTTTCCTGGATTCAAATAAATAGCGTTTATTTCTTCTAAAACACGTAACTGCTCTTCTAACTGAACAGTAGTTAAACGCGCCAGGTCGGTTTGTTTTTTAGAGTTTTGGTCAGCAAGCCTGAACCTTAAAGTCTCCACTTCAAGCAAATCGCCTTGAGAAACCCCTATTGCCCTTAACTGCTTTACTCGCTGATCGTAACTTTTTCCCACTGCATTTTTGGCTGCAACTCTAGCTTGAGCCAAGTCAGTACGATTTATTTCTCGTTGAGTTGCAAGAATTTTTTCTAGCTCACTATTTAGTGACTGCTGAATACCTACATTCCTTTTGTTTGCGTTTGCCGCTGCAAGAATGTCTTCTACTCTGTTCCCTCTTTCGTTTCCTGGCTGGACCCCGGCACGTTTTAAAGCTTTTTGGAGGTTTGCTTGGCGCTCCAAGGCGGCATTCAGCCTTCCTGTTTTTTGTGTTCTTCTGTCTGTTTGAACGATTACCTGCTTATTGGCGCGTTGGACTTCTTTTTGAATTTTTACTTGCTCGGTAAGAGCATTGTTTTGTTCAATAACCGCATCAACTGGGCCTTTGCTTGATAAATCTTTTTTTAGCTTGTTAAAACTTGCTTGAATCTTTTTAACTAACTGAGTAGATTGTTTAAGAGCCTGTTCGGCCTCTAGCCTGACCTGGATAATAGCTGCATACGTTTGTGCCACGGATCAGCTGAAAACTGTTCTACCACTTTACCTGCGCCTGCGGGCTTTTGCTAATTCCTTCTCCTGATCTTCGTTCAAAATTTTAAAATATGCGCTCCAGCCCAAAACCTCTTCTGCTGTCATTGTTGACCGTAGCTCCGACAAGCTCATGCCAAGTTCTTTGGCGATACCAAACTGCAGCATGAGCCAGTTATCCTTCCGAAGCTCGGCTCCTAGGATTTTGGGTCGATTGCCTCTTCTTCGTCGCTATTGATAATGGCAAGCATTAAAGACTGCAAGTCCTTGTCTTTGACCTCGTTCTTCAACACATCAATTTCACCAGCTAGAAACAAAGACTCCCCGAGCTCGTCTTTTGCCTTTGCAATCAAAAGCTGCAAGGCAAACGCACTTGCATCATCCGATCCAGCACGTTTTTGAGCACGCTCACGCTCTGCCATCGTCATGGGAGTGACCCACATCTCAAACTCAGTCTTATCTGAAAGAGTAACTACTCTTTTTGTTGCCTCTAGGTTTGCGGCTTTTTTAAGACGATCAATGGCGCGTAATGCCATGAGTTAAAACTGATTGTGCCACTACACTAGCATTAAAAAAACCCCTAACAATGTCAGGGGCTTCTTTATTGTCAATCGACTACTAGCTCTTAGCGAAGTCGAATGTAGGAGCTGATGTTGGACGGAAGTTAATAGAAATTGCCTGAGCGTCGTCTGGCGTTACTGAAAAACTTGCAGAAGTGAGTACCGCTTCCATTGAGATGGAACGGCTAGCTGCATCATCTGGCGTACCAGCTGTGACAACTGCATCCATATACAACTTGAAAGTTGCACCGGCTTGGTTGCGCTGGGTAACGTCTTCAATCAAACGAGCCGAAATACCGGTGTCGTCATCAGTGAAGTAAACCTCAGCTGAACCTGTACCATCCGCAAAACCAGAGATAAAGGTTCGGAATGGTGCGTTTTGGCCCAAAGTGCCACCGATGCTTGTTACATCGATTTCATCTCGGGTTACTTCAAAGTTCCAAGAGCGTACATTCGCAACTGATTGAAACTCCGTAAACGCAATTGTGAAGGAGCTGGTGCCGTCAGTCCCGTCGGTAGACAGTGCAAGCACAGAACCGCCTGCTGTTGCGGAGAACGTTGCCGCTCCAGTAGAAGCGGTGTAGGTCTTAACAAAGACAGGAGTTGACGCAGCCAAACCACCGGGGAGGGTGCCCCCGCCAGTAGCAAACGAAACTTTGTCGTTTACCTTGAAGTTCAGGAATGTTCCTACTTTGATCGTGTCAGAGCCAGAAGTTACATCTGCAGCCTTAAAGGTTCCAGATGTGCCAGCAGGCTTGTAATAAAGGGCGCCAGAGGTGCCCGAAAGGACGGTAGCCATTCGTGGTACTGAGAATGGTGGACTTACGGGCGGAACCCGGACTCATACAGCTTAGCGCGTCAACAGTAAAAGTTCTAATCCTGCTCTTCTGCAACGAAAGACGTTGTTATACGTCCCATCAAGTGAGGGCTTGTTTCCGTTGCCGACAAGGTCGGTCCATTTATAACACCAGGACGCAAATACACTCCTGAACCGTCCCGTGTTGAAGCAGGTAACGCTAAAAGCGTTGTGACAGCAGTATTCAAAAGCGTTTGGTTTCTTGCAGGGCCTTGGCCTTTTTCGCTGTAAACACGAATGACAATACCTCCCCGCACGTAATCAACGTTGCCAGTCATAGTTACTTCTGTTGTTAGGCCAAAAGCGATATTTATTCGGACATACTCTGTAGTCGTATTTGCCGGGACAGCGGTGATATTGTCAAAAAAGACCGGTATCGCTGGCGATAGGTTGTTAAAAGCCGTCAAAAGAGGGCTTTCAATAGCGGCTCGAATTGCTTGGTAGTTCATAGCTCAGTAAACAAATTATCCATCTCAAGCTTGACAGTGCGATCCAGCCTTCCATCTTCCACATACATTGCAAGCCAGTCAAGATCAGCTGTTGCACCAGACTCACGGTCTTCAGGTCCACCACCAATTTCTCCGCGATATGACGGGATCTGCATTGGAGTACCTGTCTTTACTCCTGTCTCAGCGTTAAAACTGCTTTCCGTTCTGGGACGGCCACCGTCACCTCTTCTAAGTTTTCTTTGGCCCAATGCTGTAGTTGGTTCTTCCGTTGGACGGAAAAATGCGCTTTCTACTACGTCAGTCGCTTCAGCTGCATACTCAGAAAAATTTGAGATTGTTGTTACTACTCGGTCTTTAATAGGCAAAGAGGCTCGAAGGTTTTCGGGGCCGGAGAATAAACCGGCAGGAAGGTTAATAGGTCTTGGCTCTCCAGGCTGGCCATCACCTTTGTAAACACTGCCATCAGGTGTTTCAATCTGATATGAATTTGAAAACCGGCCTGTCCAACTTGGCCCTTCCTGCTGCAATTCTTTAATAGTTCTTTTGGCAACCCTAGTAGGACCAGACACGATTAAAGAAGATGCAGCTCGTTCAAAGTCTCTTAAAAACTTAGGAAGTTGATTTTTTGCCATTACTGGGGCCTCGCGACAATTGTGTGAAGCAAAGGATCCTCACCCCGAAAGCTCAACACATTTAAAATCTTCGCCTCTCTCGTCACACCAGCCTGTGAATACTGAATGCGGTCGGCTTCAGTTGGATAGTAAGAGCCCAACTCGTCACCACCAATAATTACCTTGATGTCAGTTGTTTGGTAAAGCCCTTCGCTTTCTCTTGCTGAAACATTAGAAATCAAACCTTTCAGTACAACAGACGTATCCGCACCAGTCACAGCACCTGTTGCTGGGTCGTAAGTGCGTGGCGTTGTTGTCTTAACAAGCGTGATGTCCTGGCCCCATTCATCTAGGAGATCCTTGGGAATTGACTTAAAAGTGCTGTCTACAAGTGACATCTCAACCCCTCACCATACGAACTTGATAAGAGCCAGAACCTCCAAGGCAATAAGCACCAAGATAAGACTGCAGCCAAGGGTAAACGTCGAATACGTTATTGACAGTTCCAGTAGCTTGACTAGCAGTGTTGTACTTGACCTTGAGGTCTCCGAGTTCGACTTCTTCGTATAACCCCTTATCGCCGGTATTCCCTGTAATTGCGTCCGTGTCATTAGCCAGCTCAAACGCTAGTAGATATGTAGCTTTTTTAATTGCGTCTGGGATCGCGGAACAGGTCAGCTCTACCCGATCGACATGATAATTATTGCGAGGCCAACTTAAGGCTTGGCTTGAATCGCAACGATCACCATAAAAATTCAATGTGTTGATCCAGCCTGTAGCTGAAATCAAGGCACGATTTTTATTGTCGTCTTGTTTGTTGTCCCACTGCGTTGAGCTTGGAACGGTTTCAAAATACGCATCTGCTTCCGCCAACGTCACATAGCTGTTGGCTGTTGCGCTTTTGAGTGTGGCG